TATTAATTAACATAACACTATTTATGGATTTTACTAAAATGACCCTAGAACAAATTAAGAGTATAGCTTACGAACAAATTAAATTGTTTGAAGAAACTAGACGAAATTTACAAATATTAGATGCTGAAATTTTAAAGAAAGAAGAAGTTAAAGAAGAACCAACTAAAAAATAGTATGAACATAAAACAATTAAAGAAGTTCAATAAGAAGTTTAACATTATCTTAATCAATAAATGGGTTATGAGTTCTGATGATAAAAGATATGAAGCAATACTAGAAGATAAAGATGGGAACAAGTTTACAAAGATAATAACTGAAAAAGGTTATTACTTGGATAAGCTAAAACCTATAATGAAATACATTAAAAGTAAGTTGAAGTTTAAACTAAAAGATACATTAGGCAAGAACTTCATCAAAGAAACAAAAGATAATAAAACAACTTGGACTAGAAAATAAAATATGAAACTCAAAAGCATACTAACTAAAAAACAAAGACATTCAATCTACGAATTAGTAGGAGATAAAGCTACTGAATTATTAGACTACCAAATAGAAGGAAAAAACATATCATCTACTATTTCAAGGAAACAGAAACTTAATAGATTAGAAAGATGGTGTGGTAAATTATATAGAGAATAAATTAAATACTATGACAGAAGCAAAATACCAAATAAACAATACAGCAGACAGATACAATATGATTACAGCTTTAATCAATGCTGGTTACACTGTAAGAGTAGAAGAAGCATTAGAATTTGGAAAAGATAGTGGGACAATAAAAACTATTTATTATATAGTAATAAGTTAATATGACTAAAAAATCAGAATGGATAGTAGTAAAAGAAACTGATAAATATATCTATGTAGAGAAACATAGTAATCCTGATTGTAAGATAACAATACTAGACGGAAAGAATTGTAAATGTGATTTAGTTAGGTATAATAGGATAACAAAATAACTATGGCAGATGTAGGAAGACCTAAACTATATAGAAAAAGAATATCTACCTAATAAACAGATAAAAAAACAGTGATATGGCTTATAAACAACCCCCAAAAGAATACCAATGGAAAAAAGGTCAGTCAGGTAATCCTAAAGGACGACCAAAGGGCAAGACACTAAAAGAGTTTGCTCGTTTGTATTTAGAGAGCTTACCAGATGATGAGAAAGTAGATTACTTAAAAACTCTACCAACAGAGATAGTTTGGAAAATGGCTGAGGGTAATCCAGCAAATAACACAGACATAACTTCGGGTGGTAAAGAAATGCCAACACCAATAATAACAATATCAGATGTTTCAGGAAACAACAGCAACTCAAAGGATACTCAAACTGAATAAAAGAATTAGAGCAGTTTGTGGTGGAACTTCTGCTAGTAAGACGATTAGCATATTATTATTTTTGATAGCTAAAGCTCAATCAGATACCAGCATAACGCTGACAAGCATAGTATCTGAAAGTGTTCCACATCTTAAAAGGGGAGCAGTTAGAGATTTCAAGAACATAATGATAGAGCATAGATACTGGAAAGATGCTTTATGGAACGCAACTGATATGATGTACACCTTTGAAACAGGAAGTCGTATAGAGTTCTTTTCAAGTGATAATGGAGATAAGTTAAGAGGTGCTAGGAGAGATAGACTATTCATCAATGAGGCAAACAATGTAACGCTAGATGCTTTTAATCAGTTAGAGGTAAGAACAAAAGATTTCGTATTCCTTGATTGGAATCCGACTAATGAATTTTGGTTTTATACTGAATTAAAAGGCAAGAGAGATGATATAGATTTTATCACATTGACTTACAAGGATAATGAAGCGCTTAGTGAGCAGATAGTTAAAGCTATTGAACAGCGAAAAGGAAATAAGGGCTGGTGGCAAGTTTATGGCTTAGGTCAATTAGGAGAGGTTGAGGGCAAAATATATAAAGACTGGTCTATCATAGATGAAATACCTCACGAAGCAAGACTAGAACGCTACGGACTAGATTTTGGCTACTCTAATGACCCCACATCAATCGTAGCAATTTATAAATACAACGGTGGCTATATATTTGATGAGATAACTTATCAGAAAGGATTATCAAATAAGCAAATAGCTGACATTTTACAAAACAAAGATAGAGCCTTAGTGGTGGCTGATAGTGCTGAGCCAAAGAGCATAGACGAAATGAAGATGTATGGCATCAATGTAGTTGGAGCAGTCAAAGGCAAAGACAGTATTTGTCAAGGCATTCAATATGTTCAAGACCAAAGATGCTCAATGACTAAACGAAGTGTAAACATAATACGAGAATATAGAAACTTCTTGTGGAGTACGGATAAGAACGGAGTTATATTAAATGTGCCAGAAGGTGGCTTTGACCATTCAATGGACGCAATAAGATACGGACTAAGCTCAATTAAACCTCGAGAATTAGTTAATCCGTTTACACATAATAAAACAATTTTTAAATAAAACAATAATATAAAATAATATGGCTGGGTGTACAGGAACTGGTTCTTGCTACTGGATAGGAGGAACTGGAAATACAAATGATGTGGCTAATTGGGCTACTACTTCAGGTGGTGGAACAACTGGTGGCTTACCATCGGCTGTTGATGATGCTATTTTTGATAGTGCTTCTCATAATGACGATTACACGGTAACAGTAAATGCTACTATGGTTTGTAAAGATTTTATAATGGATAAACCTGATGGAGTGGGAAAGAAAGTAACTTGGGCTGGAAGTTCAATTTTATATATTTCAGGTTCTTTAACTTTGACAGGTGGAACAGCTGGAATAACAATGACTTATTCAGGACAGATTATAATGAATGCTACTTCAGGAACAGTTACAATAGATAGTAATGGAATATCAATATCTGCTCCATTAAGATTTGATGGAGATGGAGGAACATTTCAATTAGCAAGTAATTATATTTCTAAATTTACAAGTGGTTCTTATGTTCTTGCTCGTTATAATGGAACTTTTGATGCAAATGCAAAATTAGTTACTTTAACTACTGCTTATAAAGCACTTTTAGGATTTTATGATACAAATTCTTTTTATGATTTAACAATTACTAATGATGCAAATAAACATAGGACTACTACTTTAAATACTGATTTAGGGGTTACAAATACTTTAACTATAACTGGAAATTCAGCAATAAACAGATTATTGGTTAGGTCAAGTACTGTAGGAACTACTCGCACGATTACAGCTGCCACTACTTCTCTTACTAATGTAGATTTTAGAGATATAACAGGAGCTGGTGAAGCTGATTGGACAGGAACTTCTTTAGGTGATTGTGGAGGAAATACTGGAATTACTTTTACTGCTACTGTTGAAAGATTCTCGGTAGCTGCTGGTAATTGGTCTAGTACAGATGTTTGGTCTGCTACTACTGGAGGAGCTGCTGGTGCTTCTGTACCATTACCTCAAGATACAGCTACTTTAGAAACTGCTAATAATGTAACGATTGATATGCCACGCTTTTGTAAAGACTTAGTGGCTACTGATTATACAGGAACTCTTGCTAGTGGAACTCTTGTTATTGAAAACTATGGAGATATAACTTTAGGTTCAGGAATGACATTGAGTGGAACTGGTTCTTGGATTTTAGCTGGAAGAGATGCTGATAATAAAATAACAAGTGCTGGAATAACTTTTACTCAACCTATTGGTATTTTTAATCCTAGTGGTATTTATACTTTACAAGATGATTTTATAACTACTGGAAGACTTAATACTTCTTATGGAACTTTTGATGCTAATGATTTTGATTTAACTATTGGAAGTTTTTATCCTTCTTCAATTCCTCTTAATCTTTATATGGGAAATGGAACTTGGACAGTAACTTCTTTCTTTGCAAGTATAGCTTTTTATGGATTAGTAACTAATTTATATTGTGAAGGTTCAACAATTAAAATAACTGATAATACAGCAAATGTAATATACTTCACTGGCTATAATCAAACTTATAATAAAGTTTGGTTTAGTAGAGGTAATAATACTCAAAACATAACAATTCAAAATAATAACACTTTCGCTGATTTAACAGATGATGGAAGTGAAGCTCATTCTTTAATCTTTACTGCTGGAACTACACAAACAATAGGAGCTTTTGATGTAAGTGGTTCTGCTGGAAAACTAATAACTC